CGTTGAGTAACGAGGCTGGTGATAGGCCCACTGTCGTTCCCAAAAAAGAGAACTCCAGAATGGGTATACTTGACAGCATATTGAGTTTCATGCATCAAGTATGCGTATTGCAACACTGTGCTATCTGAACTGATCGCGCTACTAACGGCAAGAACATCGCCGATATTGACGAACCAGTCAGAAAGCCAGGTCCATGGTGCAAGTTCCCACAGCAGCTCAAGGTCTAGGCGAATGCCTAGAGTCTTCCTTGCAAGTTGCGCTATACGACGGAGTTCACCAAAGACCGGACTATCCGATCCTAGGTAATACATCCATCGAGCAACGAACCAGTAACGTTCATACGTTTCTGTTTCGGATGTGAGAATGCCTCTTGCTGCACCCTGTCCATTGGGCTTAGATGGTATCAGACCGGTTTTGTCTCGAAAGAGATCAACACCGTCATATAAACCATTGGGCCCAAGAGGAAATCCAAGACGAGCGTCAATATCTATGACATTCATCGAGGACGTCCTGACAGGATCCAGTTTGCGAGTACGACGGACTGTCTTCTCAGGACCAGCATCGCGCTGGTACTGGGCAATGATGTCATCGATTTTAACGATGGCTTCACATGCCTTGAGAACATCGGAGACCAAAGGAGCCCAGCCAAAGACTGTATTAAGATATTCAGAACCTATGTTTTTAGGTAGGTTCCGTCTATCAAACAGTCGATGGTCAAAGCTCTGAAATGGAATCCGAGGCATATCCCTTATTGTTTCAAGGATAAGTTGCGACAGATTCGCCTGTGACTTCCCCGGCAGAGTACTACGAAGGAACTTAGTTCCTACTGTAATATCTGCACTTGGGGAGGGCAATGTGAAACGATCATGTCCATCCGCACTATTATGACCCGTCCAAAAGGACACAGGGTCAGTAGCGTGGAGAGGGCCGCGGTAGTAACAACCACCGTAACCCCGGACAACATAATCATCATGTGAGGAAACAAGTTCACTCACTTTACGATGATCAAATTCGTGTCCATTGTCGAATGGCCAGTTGAATTGCTCGACATTAGCCGCCAGAATCTGGTGGTAGTCGTCAATTTGGCTGCCAAACTCACCACCCGATCGCCATGATCGGGTGCGCTCCCAAGAGATTAGTGACGCAACGTATTTCTCAGCTCCAGCCCCACCTGAGGGCTGGTAATAGTAAGTTTGAAATCCTTTTAGTAAAGGGTTGTTAAACAAACTATCACTGAGATCACGTTGTTGTGTCACATAACCTACCATGAAATTTTCCAAACGGTTAACTAAGAGTTCCCGGACTGATGCACTGCATACGTCCATTGGGAACAGAGAGAGTATTTCCCTGGCATCTTTCGACACCGGGAAGGCCCCTTAGGGGCCTCCCGGTGTCGAAAGATGCCAGGGAAATACTCTCTCTGTCAGCAATGAGATTTTGCAGTGCATCATCTCGCTGACCCTTAGTTATCCATAGGAAAATTCATGGCGGGTTATGAAAATCGACGTAGAGATTTGAGCATAGCACCTCATAATCTCCCGGGTTTCCCGGGTTATCGTGAGTACTATCTTCAGCCCTCTTTTGGGGCTGGCTCTTATCAATACATCGCTTCATTGATCTCTCACGAGCAGAACTACTCCTATAGGAGTAGTGCTGAGGGAAGTGCGACCATTGATAGCTACTACGACTACCAGCAGATTTTAAATGCTAATGTCGTGCAGTTTCATTGGCCGTTTGATACGGGACACGAATTTAGAAATCTACGAGTTAGCGAAATCGTTAACTCGCATGATGACTATATTGTCCGTAATGGCTACGGTGGTTGTAACTACCGTGGGCCTCTGTTTGCAACGGATCCTGTTCCCTTTTGGACAGGACACAATGCACCAGATGGACATGATCGTGTAACGTTTTCAGTCCCTGCTGCAGATATTACGAAAGGAACAAGATTCCTTCGTAATTCTCTTCCGGGAAAATCCCACGCTAACCTGACGCAAGCAATAGCAGAACTTGTTATTGACTTGCCTCGGATTCCATTTGATCGCTTTGATCATAAACTGTTTGATAGACGGAATTTGCCCAAGAATATTGGGTCCGAATATCTTAACACAGTTTTTGGTTGGGCGCCTTTGGTTTCCGATATCTTGAAGATATGTGAGGCTATCGTGAAGATAGACGACATTATCGCACAGTACCAGCGTGATGCTGGTCCTGACAAGACGGTTAGACGTACTCGGCGTGACGATCCGATTAGGACAAGCTCTTTCACCACCGTTTTCACAAACGGTTGGTTGGGCTTTCCCTTTGGGCCTAATGGGGCCTACCCTGGGTTGGATCTTTTTAAAGATCCTACGACGGGTGGTTTCCCTGTTAAACCTAACGGTCAGATCGGCACAAGAGGCGACCTCACTGCCGAAACCACTACCTATGAAAGGTACTGGTTTACGGCGCGATGGATGTACTACCTCGCAACTGATTCACAGTTGTTTGGTAATCTACATCGCATCGCGCAGCTAGCCAAGAAAACTCTAGGTATTCGCCTAGACTTGGAGCTGTTGTGGGAGCTCGCGCCATGGACCTGGCTTTCCGACTGGTTTGTTAACATCGGGGACATTTTAGCCCTCAATGCAGCAATTTCAGCTGGTGACCAGGTGTTGCAATACGCGTACCTTATGCATGAGACACAAGTCTCGCAGAAGTACACCCATTCTGGCGTTATCCTTGCGGGTAAAGCCACAGGGCCAATCCACTCTCTTATCACTCAAGATAAGAAAGAGAGATTGCGTGCAACTCCATATGGATTTGGCGTTAATCTGAATGGGCTCAACGCCCAACAGATTGCCATTTTGGCAACGCTTGCCACACAAGGCAAGATCGGTGCACGACTTTAGTAGCTCCACAAACTGAGCAGAGAGACTAAGGTGCGTTCTATCTCATAAATGGTAGACGTAAACAGTCTGGTAACAACCGGACTATAAACCCATTCACAAGATAAGGAGAACGCAAATGGCGTTCGCAGATCCCCAAAGTATCAACCCTGGATCCGGTGCAGTCTCTCTTCCGAGGACTGGTACCGGCCCCGGCACTGGAGAATTCTCCAGTGCTGATGGAACGCTTTTGATGTCCATTCGCCACAATCGTGGTAAGCGGATTTCATCCAGCGTCCAGGTGCGACTAAGCAATCTGGTCTCGGATCCGCTTCGTCCGGCTGATTATAAGCCGGTTGAGGCGTTCGTGACCCTCGCTGTGAATAAACCCCTTCAGGGGTTTACCGCAACCGAGCTTCTCACGTTCTGGAACGGAATCATCGCCAATATGGCGGCGACTACGGACACGAACACGAAGAAACTGCTTGGGCTTGAGAACTGATGTTGACGGTGGACCAAGTTTTGCTTGGCATTACCATCTTTCAGTCCCTCATCGCTGTAACCTTGATAGGTTACTTCGCTTTTTCTAATGGAGGTAAACCTTCACCGAAAAAGCATTAGGGATCGAAGAACCGCTATTTGCTACGGATTGATCAGCTCTTGAAAGGAGCGTCAATGAATAGCCTATTAGCAGTTCTCCTGACTAAGGTTGTCAGAGAATCTGGCAATCTATGTGGTATCGACACCACTCAAGATATTAAAACCATCTTGAGTCGAGTTGAACACGAAGGTGATAGTTTTATGACTATCACCTTAGCAACCTTTTTCAAGGACCTGCAAAGGTCTCTTGATCGAGGTTATGTAGCCAATGATTTGTTTCGGTCATTCAACCGAGGCAAATCTAAACTCCCCATATTTCTGGGTGGGTTTTTACGGCTCGTGTTCGATGAAGGTGATGGTCGGTTACTCGATATGGCTGACTGTTTGGAATCAGTCAATGCCATCCGCAGTATGTTCCAGATTTCTGGACTACTGAAGAAGGTTGAATTAGAGTGCTCCCCTAAAAGGGTTCAAGCTGCTCTAAATCGCTATATCGAGAACGATGCGTTTGTCCAATCTCACCGTTCTACGGTCACTCGCGAAATGCGATTGGCTGTAACTACGATGAGTGATTGGCTGTTCGGAGCTGTGTTCGAAAAGGTCAGTAGTGATATTGACCACGAACGACTCCGCCCAGTCCATGGACCGGGTGCAGTTGTCGACAAACTAAAGGGTAACCAGAAGTTTGTTCCTAGACTGCAGTCATGGCCTGATCAGCTAGAGTCCGTTTTTCCGAGAGGAAGATACGGTTACAATAGCTATACCAACTACTTCTTTCATGAAGTAATTGGATCAGGAAACGCAGTGCCCGGCACTGTAATGCCTGTTAAGGTTATTACAGTACCTAAGACGCTATCTACTCCTAGGATAATTGCCGTTGAGTCGACTGCTATGCAATATGCACAGCAAGGGCTTAGCGACAGTTTTACACGACACATCGATAGAAGTTCTATCGGTGAGATCATGTCCTGGAAGTCACAAGAGCCTAACCAGCTCCTTGCGCTCCGGGGCTCCTACCCAATGCCTGAGATTGTCAATCGACGATCTTTGCATGTAGGATTTGCTACACTCGATTTGAGTGATGCATCGGATCTAGTAGATAGTCAGCTTGTAAGGGACATATTCCGTGATTATCCTCTAGTATTAGAGGCTGTCATGGCAATGAGGTCACCACAAGCTAGCGTGCTTGGAAAAGTCTTAGACCTATCCAAGTATGCGTCAATGGGTTCAGCCCTCTGCTTTCCGATCGAATCCATTATCTTTACGATTCTGGTATTCATAGGATTGCGAAGGGTCTATCCGACCATCCGCCCTGAAAACCTCATTAAGGAGTTTTCAGGGTTGGTGCGCGTGTACGGAGATGACATAGTCGTCCCTGTACGAGCGGCCCAATCCGTGGTGCAGACACTCCAGGCTTACGGCCTAAGAGTGAACAACACCAAGTCTTTCTGGACAGGTATGTACAGAGAGTCTTGCAAAAGGAGTATTTTGCTGGCCTAGACGTAACAATCGCCAAGGTTAAGCATGTACTACCTTCTACACGGAAACCCATAACTGGGCAGGAACAAGAAATTGTCTCAACTGTTGCCCTTCGTAACAACCTCTATAAACGAGGGTATCACGATACGGCAAAATGGTTGGACACAATCCTGGAGAAGTGCCTTCATGGCAACTATCCGATTGTTCTTGATTCCAGTCCAATACTTGGGCGCGTGAATTCGGTCGACCTTTATCAAGTCGATCGTATTCATCCTGACCTCCAGGTCCCTTTGGTTAAGGGATATAGAGTGTCTTCACATAGTCCATCAAGTAAACTTGATGGCTATGGCGCCCTCGTAAAGACGCTAGGAAATAGATCAGATGATCCAATCTTTGATCCCCAGCATCTGTTACGGGCTGGTAGGCCCCGAGCCCTACGCATAAAGCTCGGGTATGGAAAGCCTTTTGGCTACCATATTAAACGTGACATAGCATAGCTTTGCCACAAGGCAGCACTGTGTGCTGGCTGATCCGGTAACGGACAGCGGAGGGAGTGAAGGCTCTCTTGTGAGTCTCCACTCCGGGAGAAGCCTCATTTTTAGG